ATCGATTGTGCTGGAACTGCTGGATGAACGGGAAAGAAACCAGCAATACATCAAACGCCGCGACCAGGAGAACGAGGATATTGCGCTAACAGTAGGGAAACTGCGTGTTGAGCTTGAAACAGCAAAATCAAAACTCAACGAGCAGCGTGAGTATTACGAAGGTGTTATCTCGGATGGAAGTAAGCGCATAGCAGAACTGGAAGCGCGGGGAATAAAACCAGCCAAAGGTGAAGTTCTGGTCGTTGTATCTGGTTTTACTGGTTGCGGAAAAAGCGCCATTGCCGGGGAAATAGAAATCGCGATGAAGGCTATTGGTGTACCGGTTCAGTGGACTAATGGCGATGCGGAAAAGCGCATGACAGGAGCTGACTGGCTGACAGCGATTGAGATGTACAAACCAACAGTGCGCATCGTGGAAGTTAATGTGCCACGCGCCGCTGGCATTCGCATCAAAGGAGAGTGAGATGATTCACTACCACGGTGGGCCTATTACTCCTGATACGTGCGCAATGAGAGCATGGAAAGGGCGACATGCGTTTATCAGTTTTGCGCATTCAGGCCAGATCAATCTCGCGGCTGAATACTGTCAGTCGTTCGCGCTGGACAACGGTGCATTCACCGCCTGGAAAGCAGCTGGCAAAAACAAAATCGACTGGAGCGATTACTACGAGTTTGTTGCTCGCTGGAAGAATCACCCAGGATTCGATTTTGCCATTATCCCGGATGTTATTGATGGCGGAGAGGAGGAAAATGATGCGCTTCTGAATGAGTGGCCTCACGGAAAACTAGCTGGCGTTCCAGTGTGGCACATGAATGAAAGTGACGAGCGATTTATTCATTTGTGCAATGAGTTTCCGCGAGTGGCTATCGGTAGTTGTGGCGACTATGACGTAAAGCGCCCAACTCTTGCGGTAGCCAGAATGAAAGACCTGATTCGTCACATTGTTGATGAGTATGGTCAGCCGGTTACGAAACTACATGGGTTGCGCATGTTAAATCCGCTGATATTCACAAAATTACCCTTAGCCAGCGCAGATAGTACGAACGTCGCTCGAAACATCGGTATTGATAAAGCCTGGTCTGGGGCTTATGCACCTGCAAGTAAAGAGACACGCGCAGCATTAATGGTAGAACGGATTGAGGCACACAATAGCCCTGGTTCTCTTGCGTATTGTGAACAACGCGACCGCTTTGAAATGCAATTGCAACTGGCAGTTTAAGGACTAACACATGACCACTATTACCAAAGAACGTGCGGAGATTAAATCATTCATCACAGGCTTCCTGAGCGACCCGGCGCACGATAACCAATCTTCAGACAGCCTGCTTGCCAATGTGTTTCGTATCGCGCTGGCATCGCTGGAAGCAGAGGCTATTGGTGAAGTTTCAGAGCAGCGACATGGCCTTGTTATGGATGGAACGGTATATCTTGGTGAGAAATCAACTTATCGCATCATTAAGGGAGAAAAAGCGATGAAGTTGTTGCCGCTGGGGACGAAGTTTTATACCGCACCGCCAGTGCCTGTAGTGCCGGAAGAAAAACCAATGCCTAACCCTCTTAGCATGTACGCGGTTGATGCTGTTGCCGCTATTGCAGAGGTGAGAGGCTGGAATGCCTGCCGTGCTGCCATGCTTAAGGGGAAAGGAGAGTGATATGACCACTATTACCAATAAGAAACAGTATCCCAGCGAGCAATATCTTAATGAGCTGATCACCAACATAGAGTTTGCTGCAAGGGCACCAGTTGAAGTCGTGAGAGCGATGGCAGCAGAGCTACAGAAGCGGCGCGAAGCTGATAGTGCAGAACCTGTAAGCCAAACTTACAAGTTGCCAGTTAATACACCTTGCCAAGATGCGCCAGCCCATATCTGGCTGCAAACGGCTGGAGTATGGCCAGAAGATGGCGAGTTAAGCGAATTAACGTGGTGCAGCCACAATCAGCACCATGATGACACGCTATATGTTCGAGCTGACCTTGTGAATGGCAACTATCCGGTAACTCCGGATGGTTGGATAAGCTGTAGTGAGCGAATGCCCCCTCAAGATGATTGGATTTTAATTTATTCAAAGCACGGCGAGTATATGGCAGGACAGGTACAAGGGGAATACGTGGAGTTGAGCGACGGCACTTTATCGTGGTTAGGGAACGCCTTGTACTGGATGCCACTACCAGAGCCGCCGCAGGAGGTTAACCGTGGCTAACCTGCAACTTGCCGTCAAAGGTGAATACTTCGATGCCATGATTCGCGGAGAGAAAACGGAAGAGTATCGCTTGTGTAATGGCTACTGGAATAAGCGAATCATGTTCCGGGAATATGACCGCCTGATTATCACAAAGGGATATCCGAAGCGCGACGATTCCAGTCGCAGAATAGACGTCCCGTATAACGGATATGAAATCAAGACAATCACACATCCGCACTTCGGTGATAAACCGGTAAAGGTGTACGCGATAAAGGTGAATATCAATGGCTAAATTTCAAAGAGCTATTATTTTTCTGGCTATGTTATCAGCCAGTCATTTATCCCACGCGTCAGTTATTGCCGCTGGAGCGGCGGCAACAGCGGCGGCAACAGCGGCGACCACGGCGGCAGTAAATGCTTCTATCGCCAGCGAGCAAGCGCGGCGTGCTGCAACCAATGCTTCCGCAAACACCACCACGGTATCAGTCACACAATCAAAACCGAATATAGGCTTTGTTACTTGTGGCAAGCGATATGGTGAAATGGTTGGCTCTCTTGGTTGCGTAATGTGGCAAGACGACGACCGAACAGAAATTCCGTGGAACTCATGGCCTGGCTACATTCTTGGTAAGAAGCTGCCCACCAGCTATGAAGTAAATGCTATTTCGTTCGACCAATATAACAGTGTTGCAACGGTCTATTTCTCTTATTAACACGGAGTAATTATGTGGCGCGGTAATAATCATGGTGGAAGCCAGATGATACTTACCGAATATCAGCTCGACCACAAAACCAATAAATCACGCTCAGTATATTTGCTTCGGCACAATAGCCGCGTAAGGAATACCGTGCTGGAGCAAAATCTGACCGTTGAAATGGATAATTCGGGGAACTTCAAGCCAACAATTTCGCTTGATGATTTTCCGCGTGGTTTAAGCGAAAGAGAAGCCATGCTGAAATTAGCAGAATGGCTTCAGAGGTTAAGTATTGTTATTGAAGATAACTGGAGTCAACCATAATGAAAAACAGAAAGAAATTTTGGATTACTTTTTTGTTTGTATGCCTTTGCGGTTTATTTATTTTATTAGCTGGTGGTGTTAAATGGGGTACGGTGGGGTGT